CACCTGTAATTTTCTCTAAAACCTGATCGTCCATTTCAAGTGTAGCAGTATCAAGTAAAACGCTTCCTAAAGAATTAACATATGTCCAGGGATCAATATAATCAGTATATATAAGCCCGCCGGTTTTCAACCCTTCACGAACAACAGCCGTAAGCCAATCTCCAACCTTAACTTGAATAAAAAGTCCCTGTAATAAATCTCCACACATTGAATGATTTAAATTAAACATAAATGTCTGTCCAAATTCAGTTGGACCCCTAAATGTTAGCTCACGTAATACAGTAGATGATCGAATAGTCCGTATAGTATCATCCCTTATAAAACGGGTCACTTTTGCATCTGATGGAAAAAGTGTTTCATCTTGATCATCACGTGTTACAAGATCTAATAATGTTGTTGCCGGCCCCTTTGGCTGTTTTGTTCCATACCCATTCTTTGTCGTTAAGTCCATCTACTTAGTTCCTGTGCTTCCAAATCCACCCTCTCCACGCACAGTATCAGGCAGACTATCAACATATACAACCTCAGCAATGTGACCCATATCGGGTGCAATAATCTGGAAGAGCCTTGTGCCAGCCTCAATACACTTTTGCTCTTGCCCGCTACCCACAGATACAAGTGGTGCCATCAGCTGACCTCTATATGTCTTATCAATAATTCCACGACTATTTGCCATCATTACTGAATATTTATAGATAGAAGAGCGAGGCTCTAGTGTAAAGTGACAGCCCTCTACTACTGATACTCCTGTAGGCATATTGCAGGAATTAATGCGCTCCATCCTCGCCTTTACACCCAGGGGGACAAGTGTTGGCAAAGGAAGAGATGGAATATCTGTTACCACCTTCAGATCATATCCTGCATTATCCCCATTCAGTAGCTCCTTAGTACCCACAGGTGGATAGAATGCTGCACCAGCATCAGTTACAAGAAGCTCCAGGCGATATGTTGGAAGAGACATTTATATACTAGACTAGGGCCTAGGCTCGCATTCAAATTTTATGGTCACCTAGTAAAAATTGAGCGGTAACTCGATTGCATCAAAGGTATATTATATAATGACTGAGTATGCAGGTATTCTTAGCCCTCCTGAGTTCTGCTGTGTTCGTCGCAGGACCGACCGCCCTGAGACATTCTTAATGGAGAATGCTACACTCACACTTCTCTTTACAATTATTCACTATGTGTGCATATCATTTGATCTTCTAACACCTGCTTACCTAATGCTGCTTCTATCATACTACGGAATCTATGAGATGTCTAGATCACTGCACCTTGTTAATATTCGCTATTATGATAGGATTAAGGAGGATGAACTGACACAGCCTGATAACGAGAGCGATAATGATATAAGTAGAGATGACACTGTAGCTGGTGATAAGGCTGATGAGCAGCAGGGAGATGATACTGAAGATGATGATGAGGCTGGATCTGATACTGATGAGGTTGAGGAGAATGATGCAGCCGAAGATGAAGATGCTGAAGATGAGAATGCTGATGACGAGAAGGCTGAGGGTGATACAACCGATAGCGATATGCCACCTCTACTTAACTTCGCAGATACAAGGCCAGCTTGCAATGGTAATTGTGCAGCCTCTGACCGCCTACTGCAGCTGCTAGCCACCTGTGCTGCAGATATCCGCAGCGGATCCTGCTGTAATTCTAATAACTGCTGTTCAGTTCAAACAGATATTACACACTGCGATGCTTCTGAGCAATGTAGTGAGCAACACGTAGTAAGTGAGGAGGAGCACGAGGAGCAGGAGGAGCACGAGGCAGCACCTGCAGTAGAGGAGACAGTTGCAAGAGTAACTGAGGCGACTCCTCAGAATCCACCTATTAGGACTACTCGTGCTAGTCGTGCTGGTCGCGGTGGCAGAGGACGCGGTGGTTCTCGTGGAGGAAGAAGTGTAAACTTGATCCTTCAGGAGCCAGTTGATATCTAATTTCCAAATAATAATGTACCCCTTTGATCCTCAACTCTATACATACCCCAACCAATAGTGGTAGCACGCATACATACTCTTTTTTGATTTCTAGTCGTGCTTGGTAATGTATCAGTGATATTCATCCACAAAGTAGGCCTATCAGCACTAGAAAAGTTCAGACTACCAGAAGGCCTGCGATATTCTGGAGCTCTATAGCCATAGGATGGTCCATATGTAAATGATATCCAAGATAATGGTATACCTGGACACTTTTCAGATTTAGTCCAAGGAGATAGACTCTGCCAAATATCGGGTGTCCACTCCTTCTCACGATCTTTAGCTGCAACTAAAAATTTTAAAGTATTATAATACTTACCAGAATTATATGGATTATATAGATTCCAAAACTGATTTCTTTCCAAGCAATAGTCTGATTGAAATGTTATAAGAATACCCTCGGCTGGATGACGACCATCTATACGTTTTGTAATATAGGATGCAACACCATTTCCAACTGATACATAGTCAGCTGGATCAAGGCTTAAGATGTTCTCAAATGGTCTTAAAAAAGGTATCTGGTTAGGCGTCTTTTTAAGAATTTCTTGTTGATCCTGACGAATATAGCGCTGAGTAGTCTCTAGCGTGATTAGAGGTTTTCCAATCTGCTCTCTTGTAAAGGGTTTGATCGGTATAGTTATATTATCTTTATCAGTCAGAACTAAATCTGCACGATTCCAAGGTGCGGGCTTTACATCACTAGCAGAATTTTCAATTAAATCCTCTAACTTCCGAATCTTAATACGAATCCTATATTTCTGAGCCGGAAGTGCAACAAATGGCAATCCTCCCTCATCTGGATGACCACATCCAATTAAAGGAAGCCGTAATACAAGCTTTCCAGGTGTTGCATTTCTTTGAATATCTATAGGGGATCCCGAATGTGCACCTAGCTCCTTAAGAGCAAGAGTTTCCTGATTAAGAGTGCCCTGTAAATGAGTCCAGGCATACAAAAAATCTCCAGAGAATTCCTGGAGTAGAAGTTGATCTTGATAGAATTGAATTTGTTCAAAGAGAAATGCCCCTATGCCCTGCGTATATCCATAGCGAGTCCCATTTTTATCTGCAATTATACTTTTATAGTTAAGAGGTGCCACAGAAATAGGAAGCCACGTGGGTAACTCTATAACAAAAGCTGCAGAAATCAGAAGATCTCCAAAAACATCTAGTTCCCACTCAACTGTTCGACCAAAATCAACACTATTGAGCGGCTGAGACTGCCTCGTCTCATCTAATACTGCAGGCCACGTATCCATATTATATGAAAAGGGCACAACTGCCGTTTTTTCATCACTTATAAAATATTTATCTTTCTGACCTCTGGCTACTAATTCAAAAAAAGAGCCCTCGGAAGACGTATTCGGTCTATCCATCTATTTAGGCTTTACTCATAAAAATGATTTAGTAGCGCATTCATACCTAAACTACACAAATGCGCCTTATAATCGTTGAATCTCCAGCAAAATGCTCAAAGATTCAAGGATTCTTAGGACCAGGAAATCAGGTCATAGCTTCGATGGGTCACATTCGCGCCCTCGTGCAAGATGTTGATTCGGTTGGTATCAATCGGAACTTCGAGCCAACCTATGAATTTATGAAGGAAAAATCCAAGGCAATTGCACAACTAAAAGCAACGGCAAAAGGAGCGACTAGTATCATCCTCTGCTCAGATGATGATAGAGAAGGTGAAGCAATTGCTTACAGTATTGCTCTCCTTTTGAAACTTAATGTTGCCACAAATCCACGTGCAGCCTTCAGAGAGATTACTAAGAATGCTGTGCTAGATGCAGTATCAAATCCACGCACCATAGATATGAGTCGTGTGCATTCTCAGCAGGCTCGTGCAATGCTAGATATGATGGTAGGATTTACAATTTCACCTCTACTCTGGAAACACGTGGCACGTGGCTCAGAAGGCGCAGCTTTATCAGCAGGACGCTGTCAGACTCCTGCGCTTCGCTTAGTATGTGAGAGAGAAGATATTATAGAGAAATTCAAATCAGAGTCATCGTGGCTCATAACTGGCAGTTGGTCAGCTATAGGCGCCGCTTGGCCTGCGACAATGACAGAAGCACTCAGTGATGAGGAATCTGCAATGAACTATCTGGAAAATCACAGCACTGAGCCATCTGGTAAAATTAGATCCGCTATAACAAAACCCTGGCTCGAGTCATCACCGCAAGCATTGATGACTAGCACTCTTCAACAGCAAGCAAGTAATCTGTATCACTGTGCACCCAAAAGGACAATGCAGATCGCTCAGAAACTCTATGAGGCAGGGCATATCACATATATGAGGACTGATCAAACAACTATGAGCGACGAGGCTGTTGATCAGGCTAAGAAGATTATAGAATCCAAGTGGGGAAAGGCGTATATTGGAGCCAGAATTGAGAAGCCAAAAGCTACAAAGAAGAGCGACTCAGCGCCTGCTGCACAGGAAGCCCACGAGGCAATTCGTCCAACACACTTTGAGAATAGCAATCTACCAAATGAAGAAGACTGGGGTGTTCAGGATCGCAAACTTTACAGACTCATTTGGCTAAGAGCTATTCAGTCTATTATGGCTCCAGCAACTGGAGAATCCCGTGAAGTCACCTTTGATGCAGAGGGTGATGAAGGTGGGCTTCCCTGGCAGGCAAAGTGGAAGCGCACGGTATTCCCTGGATGGAAGGCTGCAGATGAGAAGGACTCTAATAGCACGGTCGCTCAAAATGGTGATGATAGCGATACAGGGGCTGCTTTGGCTGCAGAGATTGCATTAACTAATGAAGCTTCCTGGAAAATCGCTGAGGGGCTCAAAGCAGGTCAGGAAGTCAAGTGGCACACTCTCAAAGCACAGCCCCAGGAGACTAAACCACAAGGACGTTATACAGAGGCAACATTGGTTCGTGATCTAGAAAAGAGGGGTATTGGTAGACCATCTACATTT